GGGCAAGACGTGATCCCGGCCCCGGAAGGCTGGGGGCGCCGCCCCCCGTCTGAGCCCTGACAGGGGCGGCGCCCATTCGCGCGATATGCGGCCAGCCGGCGACACGCGCGACAACGGGAACTGTACCGGCGCGGCCGGCCGCCGTCTAACCTGGGATGTCATGACCACCGACGCGCCCAAGCTCGCCGGCCTGCCGCACTTCCACACGTTCGACGAATGGTGGGCGGCCAAGCGGACCGAGCCGCTCGATTCCGGGTCGGTCGCCCAGCAGGCCGCCCGCCAAGCGTGGGATGACGCCACCGCGCAGGTTCGCCGGATGCAGGATCTGATGCTTGCCGACCTCGGCGACCTGCTGCGCGCCGCCGGCATGTTCGACGGGGCGCAGCCCAAGACGCCGCACAACCTGATGCAAGAGGCGATCGCCCGGGTCCGGCGCATGATCCACCCAGACGCGATCAAGGCGTACATGGTCGCCGGGGTGATCTACGCACCCGCCGACGTGTCGATCCTGCTCGACGCCTCAACCGACCCGGTGACCCAGGCATGACCGGCCTGCCGGAACTGGCCGGCCTATACGACGTCGAGCCGATCCGCGCCCGCCTCGTCGGCGGCGTGGCCGACGGCCGCGAGTTCCTGATCCCCGACGACCGCGAGCTATGGCTCGTGCCCGAGCCGGTGGACGCCGCCGCCTGGCTGGCCGCCGGCCCGTATGCGGCCGGCCCGCAGACGACACTGACCGACCGGCTGCTGATCTACCGCCGCGCCGGCGTCACCGACGACGGCACCCGCCTCTACCACTACTCGCCATAGACCAGTGGAACCCCGGTGCTACGGCTGCGACCAGGCCGCCGCCGAATACGAGGCGCACCTCGATCACGACTGCACCCCGGTAGTCCTGCTCTGCGCGGCCTGCGCTACCTGGGAACGCGCAGCCGGCAGTGTCATCTGGATACGCAACCGCCGGGCCCGGTAGCCGTGGGCATACCAGGGCAGGACGCCGCACGCGCCGCCGCGCTCAAGCACCTGCAAGCGGGCATCGACCGGTGCCCGTTCACCTGGATCTGCGGCGGCCAGCCCATGTGGCCCACCCCACGCGCCGCTGTCCTGGCAGGCGCGACACCCGAACACGGGAAGCTCGACCTAGACCACTTCCCCGGACGCGTATTCGGCGGCCCCCAGGTACTGCGCCTCTCACACCGGCACTGCAACCGGCGAGCAGGACAAGCCGTAGGGATGATGATCCGCCAGCAAACCACACCCACCGCCCAGCCTGCCCGCGCAGCGGGCAGGGCGAGGGGACTCAACGCCAAACGGCGCGCACGATGGTGAACCCCTCGCGCAACGCGAAACAACCAGACCGCCGGCGATCCCCCCCGACATCGCCACGACCACGCCAACGACCGGTCCTGATCGACCATCCGCCCCACCGCAATCCCGGCCAGGATGGCCGGCTTTTTTCAGTACACGCCTCCTGACCCCGCAACCCGGCGCCTTTTTTCTCCCCGTTTGGTGGCCTGTTCGCACCGTGGCCGAGGGTGACCGGGGGTTACAGCGGGTTGCGGGGGTGTTTGGGGAGCTTGCCGGGGGTCTGGCGGGGCGGGTTTGCCGCGCCGGCTCGGCTGGGCTGGTCGTGTGGCGTTACCCTGGCGATCATGGGTGAGCGTCTGCGGTTTTCAGCGGCCGGGCTGCCGGCTGGCCTGGCGTGCGATCCTGACACGGGCGGGATCTCCGGGGTGCCTGAGGGGCCGGGGATCTCGTCGGCGACGGTGACCGGGCGCGGGTACTACGTGGCCGATGAGCGGTTCCCGCCGGGGACGGCGGTGACGATCTCGGATTTCGCCGAGGGCGACTGGCATGTGTGCCGGGACTGGCCCGAGCATGTGCCCGAGATCTGCCGGGCGCCGCTGGTGCATATCGCGGGGACCGGGGCGGATGGGGTCGTCGGGGAGGCGTGGGTGCAGGCGTCGCGGCTGGCGGCCCGGTGACGGCGTCCCGGCTCAAGCAGGCCGAGGTCGCCGACCGGCGCCGCCGGCTGCTCGCCGCGTTGTCGAGCGGGATGACGATCGAGCAGATCGCCGGCGCCGACCCCGAGGATGAGCGCACCGCGTGGGTTGCGGTGTTCGGCGGGTCGCCGGGGCGGGTGGCGCAGGAGGCGCGGCGGGCGCTTGAGCAGGCGGCGGCCAACGATGCGGAGATCGCCGACCGGTATGTGACTCTTGAGCTTGAGCGGCTCGCCGCTGCGGAGCGGCGGGTGCAGCAGATCCTGATCCGCGCGTCGGACGCCCGCGACGGTTTGCTGGCGTTGCGGGCGGTTGACCGGGTGATCCGGCTGTCCGAGCGCCGGTCGGAACTGCTCGCCCTGAATGCGGACAGGTCGAGGCGGAACCCGGCCGGGCCGGCGCCGGCCGAGGATGACCGGGATGACCGGGCGCGGCGCCGGGCCGAGCGCCGGTCGGCGGCCCGGCTGGCGGCGGCGCAGCGGGGGTGACTGTCCTCGACGTGCCGGCCGGGTGGCTGGGCGACCCGTGGGCCGAACTGCCGGCCGAGTTCGCGCCGCTGGCGCCGTATATCCCCCCGGGTGACCCGTTCGGCACGTCGATGTTCGGGGTGCAGCGGCCGGCGTATTTCACCTGCCCGCAGTGGGTGACCAGCGCCGGCGGGGAGTGCATGGAAAAGGCCGCCGAGGCGGGCCTGGTCCTGGACCCGTGGGAGGCGTGGTTCCTGATCCACGCCCTCGGCGAGACCGAGCAGGGCCGCTGGGCGAGCTTCGCTGTCAAGCTGATCTGTAGCAGGCAAAACGGCAAAGGCGCGATCCTTGAGGCCCGGGAACTGGGCGGCCTGTTCGTGTTCGGCGAGGAACTGATGATCCATTCGGCGCACCGGTTCAACACCGCCCAAGAGCAGTACCTGCGGATCCTGACCAGGATTGAGAACACGCGGTCGATGATCCGCAAGGTGGCCCGGATTCCCGCCTCGCACGGCGAGGAAGGCATCGAACTGTTCCCGACGCCGACGATCATCACCGGGTCCGGGGCCAGGGACGTGACCGTGTCGAGGACGCCGCGGTTGCGGTTCCTGGCCCGGTCCAAGTCGGCCGCTAGGGGGTTCACCGGGGACCTGATCGTGCTGGATGAGGACATGGTCCTCGACGCCGACGACTGCGCGGCGATGATCCCGTCGGTGAGCGCGCGGGGCCGGCTGACCCAGGCCGGCCCGCAGATCTGGTACATGGGCTCGGCGGGGATCGGGAAGGAATCGACCCAGTCGGCCAAGGTGCGCCGCAACGGGATGCGCGGCGGCACGAGCCTGTGTTTCGCCGAGTTCTCGGTGATCCTGCACGACGAGTATTGCCCCCGGGACTGCCAGGTCCCCGGCCACCTGGACCCCTACGACGAGGCGACGATCGCCGCCGCGAACCCCGGGTACGGGCTGCGCCTTGAGCATGAGATCGCCGTGGCGACCCGCGACAACCTGGGTATCGAGAAGTGGGCGCAGGAAGTCCTCGGCGTGGGAAACTACCCGTCGGCCGAGGACGCGTTCGCGGTGTTCAGCGAGCGCATGTGGGACGCTATCCGGGTGCGGGACGGCATCCGCCCGGAACGGCCGGTCGCCGCGATCGACGTCGCCCCCGAGCGGGCCAGCGCCGCGATCGGGGTGTGCGGGATGCGGCCCGACGGCCGGCGTGCGGTCGAGGTCGCCGACCACCGGCGCGGCGCCGGCTGGGTCGTCGATGCAGCCGTGGGGATCAACCACCGGCGCGGGCCGATGACGTGGGTTGTGGACCCGAGGACGGACGCCGGGTCGCTGATCGGCGACCTTGAGGACGCCGGCCTGCGGGTCGAGCAGATGCGGGCGATGGACGTCGCGCAGGCGTTCGGCCAGTTCTATGACGCGGTGCGGGCGCAGCCCCCGGAGGTCGCCGAGTACGGCGACCCGGCTGTCCGCAAGGCCGTCGGCGGGGCGGACACGAGGCGGATCAGCGAGGGCCGTGGGTGGGACCGGATCAGCGCGGCGATTGACATCACGACGATCGTCGCGGTCACGAATGCGCACTGGGGGCACAAGCGGTTCGGCGGCGATCTTGACTACGATGTGGGCGAGTCGGTCGGGTATGACGTGACTGAGGTCATCCGGTACGTCAAGATGGGCGTGTACGGCCCGACCGACCTGATGCGCTTGGCGTCGCTGGGGATTCTCAGGGCAGCCGACCTGGGCGCGATCGAGCAGGCCGGCATCGTATTGCCGGCTGGGCTCGCTGTGCGCGACTGAGGGAGGCTAGATGGTGGCGGACGTCCACGCACTAGGGGCCGGGGACTCTCGCCCGTCAGGTGTCAAGAATTGGTTGACGGCCAAGGGGCGGCCGTGGGCGGCGGGTGCGTGGGGGAAGGTCAAGGCGTCCACGACGATCAGGGCGCTTCCTGGCGTGACGGCGATGATCGCCTGGTCGTGCTCGGTCGGGGGGGCGGTCAACTACTTCGCCCACGGGCTCGGCGTGTGGGCCGGGCTCGGCGTGTTCGCGTGGTTCATGACCCGCCTCGACTCGCGTATCGGCAGCTAGCCCCCGTGTGCGGCGAGGAACTGCTGACCGAGGCGCAGCGCCAGGCCGCGACCGAGGCGATCGAGGCCCGGGTCGCCGAGATCCTCGGCGACGTGGCCGCCTGGCAGCCGCTGGGGTTCGTGCCTGAGGCGTTCAAGGCGCCGCCGGTGTTCACCGCGAGCTACGACCTCGGGTGCCGGATCTGCTCGTCGGCCGGCTGGTCCTCGTGCCCGGCGCACGGCCCGTTCCGGCCGGTCCCCGATTCTCTGCCGTTCCGGTCGATCGGGGGCTGCTAGGTGGGTGTGTTCTCCGGGCCGAGGTCGGTGACCGGCAAGCAGGTCCGGGCGTCCGACCCGGGGCCGACGTTCGGCATGTGGGGCATCAGTTCGCCGATGGACCTGATCCCGACCCGCCCGTTTCAGCGGCTCGGCCCGACCGTCACCCAGGACACCGCCATGCGGCACTCGGCGGTGTGGCGGGCGCTCACCCTGCGCGCCGACATGGAATCGACCCTGCCGCTGCTGCCGTACACGATGGTCGCCGGGGAGCAGGTCCAACTGTCCTACACGCCGATGATCCTGTCGGCGCCCGGCGGCCCGGAAGTGCCGATCGAGGAATACCTGTACTCGTCGCGGCTGGACCTGGACCGGGCCGGGAACCACATCGCGATCATCACCGAGGTCAACGGGTACGGGCAGCCGGCCAAACTTGAGGCGCAGCCGTCGCAGGAATGCACGGTGCTGGTCCGGGGCGGGAAGCTGTGGAAGTACCGGATCGCCGGGAAACTGTATGACCCGGAGATGATCTGGCACGAAAAGCAGTACACAAGCTCGGGCCTGTACGTCGGCCTGTCGCCGGTCGCCTACGCCGCCTGGTCGCTGGGCCTGTACCTGAATGTGCAGGAGTTCGCGACGAACTGGTTTGCCCAGGGCGGCATCCCCAAGGCCCGGCTAAAGAACACGGCCAAGGTGATCCCGCCGGGGCAGACGGCGGTGATCAAGGAGGCGTGGCGGGCGTCGATCTCGGCCGGTGAGCCGTTCGTCCATGGCAGCGACTGGGACTACGAACTGATGCAAGCCCAGGAAGCATCGGCGGACTGGCTTGACGCGATGGCCGCCACCGTCCCCGACGTGGCCCGGTTCATGAATGTGCCGGTGGACATGATCGACGGCACCCCGACCGGGGCCCGCACCGGCCGCACCGACCTGACGTATGCCAACATCGGGCAGCGCAACGCGCAGTTCCTGGTGCTGCACCTGTCCCCGGCGCTGGTCCGCCGGGAACGGAAGTGGTCGGCGGGGCTGCTGCCGGCCCGGCAGTTCTGCCAGTTCGTGCCCGACGAACTGTTCCGCATGGACCCGATGGCCAAGGCCCTGTTTCAGCGGGCCAGGATCGACGCGCGCACCCTCGCCCCGTCCGAGGCCCGCGAGGACTGGGGACTGCCGGCGCTCACCGCGGCGCAGGTCGCCGAGTTCGACCATTTCTGGCCGCCGGTGGGGAACGTGCAAGGCGAGGGGCCGTACCCGGAAGGTTCCGGCCCGGGGGAGGACCCGTCCGAGGACCCGACCGACCCGATCGACCCCGGCGGCGACCAATCGGCGTCGCTGGGCAACCCGTTCACCGCCCGGGAGCTTCCCGGCCGGCGCCGGCTGGCCATCGGGGCCGGCCGCTAAACGAAGGAAAGGACTGTCATGGCCGGAACCCCTCCCGAGGCGGGACGCGCCGAGCACTTCGCCGAGGACGCCGCCGGGCTGCGCGCAGCCGGCGCCCAGGCCCGCGCCGATCACATGCCCGGCCGCCGGGGCAAGCCTGACGACGGCGCGCGGATGGCGACGTTCCGCGCCCAGTTCCGGCACGAGCCGGTGGTCGTCGCCGGGAAGGAACTGCGGCGCCTCGACGGGTACGCCAGCGTCGTCGAGCAGCCGTATTCGATGTGGGACATGTGGGGCGAGTACACCGAGGAGATCGCCGCGACGGCGTTCGACGCGACCCTCGCCGCCGGCCCCGACGTGGCGTTCCTGACCAACCACCGGGGCGTGACGATGGCCCGCACCAAGGGCGGGACCCCGACGCTGACCCTCGACGCCGACCCGCGCGGCCTGCACATGGAAGCCCTGGTGAACCCGGCCCGCACCGACGTGCGGGATCTGCTGACCGCGATCGACGACGAGAACATCACCGAGATGTCGTTCGCGTTCATGATCCTCGACTGGGAATGGAACGAGGATTACGACCAGTGCCGGATCAACTCGGTGGACCTGGACCGGGGCGACGTGTCGGCGGTGAACTTCGGCGCCAACCCGTACACGTCGATCGCGGCCCGGTCGCAGGAGGTCATGGGCCTGCTGCCGCACCTGCCCGACGGGGTCGCCCGCGCCGCCATGAGCACCCTCGGCCGGCAACTGGGCATCCCCGTCCACACGATCGAGCGGCTGTCCACCCAGGCCGCGCAGGCGCGTGCCGCAGCGGACCCGGACCCGGTCGAGGCCGCGTCCCGGGGCCGGTCGGTGGCGCTGGTTGAGCGGCTGCTCGACCTCGACTGACCGGTCCGCCCGGTCGGGCTCGCGGCGCGGCGGTGCTGTCCTGCCGCGCCGCGAGCTATGTATGATCAGCGACTAGGAACTGCCGGCGCCGGCAATCAGACCGGCGGCATGTGGCAATCAGACCTCTCCGGTGTCCTGTACGGCGCCGCACGGCCGGCTATCAGACCGGCGATCTGGGCGGCGAGTCCACGGCATCCCAGCACACCCGAGAGGCACAGTCATGCCGGTATTCGTCGATGACCTGATCAACGGCATCGAAGTCGAGCTTGAGCAGGCGCAGCGGCAGCGCGACAAGGCGCAGCACGAGATCAAGATCATCCTTGAAAGGTCCCGGCAGGCGGGTGAGGCGACCCTGTCCGCCGAGGACGACCAGCGGGTCGAGGACCTGTTCCGGTCGCGGGACAAGCTCAAGGCCGACATCCGGGGCATCGAGAACCGGCTCAACCAGGCCAAGCGGGCCAAGGCCGAGGAACTTGAGGCCGCCGAGATCCAGGCCGAGCGCGACGCGAACCCGGCCGCGGTGCGGGTGATGCCCGCCGACCGCAGGAACACTGACCGGGCCGCGTCGGTGTCCGTGGGCCGCAACGAGCGCACCTACCGCCCGGACACTGACAAGAAGGGCGTCCGGTTCCTGTCCGACGTCACCCGGGCCATGATCTTCAACGACCCGGAGGCGGCGAACCGGCTCGCCTCGCACATGGCCGAGGAAAGGATCGAGCGCGGCGACAAGCTGATGCGCGCCGCCGGCGACTCGACGACCGCGAACTGGGCCGGCCTGACCGTCCCCCAGTACCTCACCGACATGTACGCGCCGGCCGTGGCCGCGATGCGGCCGTTCGCCGACATCTGCAACCACCACGACCTCCCCGCCAACGGGATGACGGTCAACATTTCCCTGGTCACGACCCCGTCGGCCGTCGGGTTGCAGGCGTCCGAGCTTCCCGCCGGCGTCACCGCCCAGTC